TGAACAACTAAAAAAAGTGCAAGAAGAACTAAACCGCTACATGCTCCCAGAAAACTATGGCAAGAAAGAAAGCAAAAGCTAATTACTTTACTTCAGAAACAGAAGAATATATAAAAAAATACAACGTATCAGAAGATACAGAATATAGAGCAGATATATTTACAAAACACATCTACCTCCCTTTTTATAAGCTCGCAGAGAATATAATACATACTTTTAAATTTTACTATACGGATGTAGAACGTATCGAAGACCTTAAACATGAAGTAGTATCTATGCTTCTAGAGGAAAAAATTATGAAGTTTGATCCTGATCATGGAGCTAAAGCTTACTCTTATTTTGGTACTATTGTTAAGCGTTGGTTAATTAATTATAATAATAAAAACTACAAAAAACTAAAACAGATAGGTTCTTTCGATGATATGGAAGAATCTTTTGAAGGTAGTATGAATGTTAAACTCCCTGGAGGTATTACATTGAGTCAGTTTTTAGACATGTGGGTAGAGAAAGCTTACGATAAGATGGATGAATTATTTAATAAAGATAGCGAGAAGAGAATAGCAGATGCTGTATTGACTATATTTAAAACAAGAAACGACTTAGATATATTTAAGAAAAAAGCTCTGTACATTTATATAAGAGAAATGACTGATTGTGAGACTCCTCACTTAACTAAGGTAATTTCCATATTGAAAGATGATTTCTACAGTATATACTACAAATACAACGAAAAGGGTAGGATCGTAATAAAAGATATGTAATCTATTTATTATAAAAGATATGGATTCAGATAAAGAAATATTTAACGGAAAGAAACTATCTGACCTCTTTGAAGAGATTTATACTAACTCAAGAGAAACTAAATCTCAAGTAAAAGGGTTGATCGGTGAACTTAAACCTTTAATAGAGAACATAGGAGATGCAACCCTCCTTGTTCCTATGATTAAGGAATATATGGAGATTGGCGTTAAAAATGATGAACACTTAATTAAACTAGCAACAGTAATACAAAGATTAGAAGCTATTCAATCTAAAGGAGGAGATGGAGATATGTTCGACTTCTCAGAGTTGCAAGGACTATTAGATGAACAGGAAGATGTAAAACAGGAGTTAGAGGTAAAACCGGAAGAGAATAAAGAAGAGTAATGGGATTTAAAAATTCACTTAATAACTTAGTATCAAATAATGGAGGAATTTCCTCCCCCAGTACCTCTACAGTTTTCGGAAGAGTAGTTGATATTATATTAGATGAAAATCACTCAGAATATAAAAATAAAGGAGGAGGAGTATCAATCAATGGAGTTTTCTTTAGACCTTTAGGAGGGTATAAGAAAGAAGGTATTCCATCCGCTCTGCCATTTGCACTACAAGGAAGCGCTCATATTAAAACAGTTCCTATAGTAGGTGAGATAGTGGAAATAGTTAATATGCCTAACCTTGCAGCAACAACAACAGAACGAACTTCAGCTAGGTATTATACAAGAATAGTAAATACCTGGAATAATGCAAACTCAGGAGTATACCCAGACCTGACTAGTAATGAAGAACTAGACATATCATCAAGAGGTACTTTCAAAGAGTTGAGCAAGGTTAATCCAATTCGTTCCACACCAGGAGATGTACAAATAGAAGGAAGACAAGGACAATCTATAAGATTTACAGGAGGCAAAGGTTCCGGTAATCCATGGGTTGATGATGAGAATATAGGTTCTCCTGTAACCATCATAAGCAACGGACAATCAGATACTAAAGAAGGTTTTTCTACTTTAGGAGAAAGCGTAGATAATGATAACTGTTCAATATACCTAGTATCTAATCACCAAATCCCCCTTACTCCTGCTAGTGAGAAGAGAGATGCTTGCGATGAGGATCCTGAAAAATCAAATCAATTTAAAGGTAGTCAAATACTTGTTAATGCTGGAAGAATATACCTTAATGCAAAGCAAGATGATATTCAACTATCAAGCATAAAGTCTATAGGATTGAACACAGAGGGATCTGTAAATATAGACGGATCATCCTACCTTTGCTTAGATGCTCCAGTAATGTACCTAGGGTCAAAAGCTAGAACTTCACCTGAAGGAAATAGAGAACCTGTTTTATTAGGGAACCAAACAGAAGCATTTTTACAGAACGTACTCAATCTTCTAGAAGGAATGGCTAAAGATATGGCAGTAGCTAAGACTATTAAAGGACATCCAATTCCTAATCTTAATAAAAGAGGAATGCAAGCACAGCCGGTAATAAACCAGTTAAAAAATTTAATAAACCCATCTGGGAGATCTCAGTTGAAATCTAAAAAAGTATTTACAGAATAATGGCAGTTGGATCTCAAATATCAGCTATAGTAGCAGGACAGATAGGAAAAATAGAAGGTAATATAGAAGCAAGAATCCAATTAGAAGCTAATAGGATGTTGAGTGAGTTTTCAAATCAATGTCCAAAAAGTAAAGCTTTAGTAGGTATAATAAATACAAAAAATGCTCTACTAACCGGTGTTAATAGTTTTCAAAAGAGAGCTGATAAGTTTCTAAAATTAGCAGATAACTTAAAAAAAGCCATAAGATCAGCAAAGATTATACTTAAACTTCTTAAAATCAACCCAACCCCAGTTGCTACCGGTATACCTCCTAGTAGGTACGGAGGACTTATATCTGCAAAATCAACAGGAAGTATAACAGCACAAGCTGATAGGTTATATAATATCCGTAAATTACTAGAAGACTTAGACGGAGATGTATCTTCCATACAATCTTTAGTAGCAGGAGTAAGTCCAAGCTTAGATAGAATAAAAGATCTGCTTTCAAACGTAAACATTAAATCAGAGAATTGCTTAGATGCTTTAACATCTGGAGATATATCTGATGAAGAAAAAAAGGAATTAAGAGACCTCTTAAATAAGGTACAACCCCTGGAAAATACAGGTTCAGAAGGAACCCCTGATGATAGTTATAGATTTAAATCAGATTCAGGAAAGGTATATGAAATAGCGGTTATTGAAGATAACCAAGGTGACGGACCTATTCCAAGAAGGTTAGCAGTTGCTAAAGACAACATAGGAGTAATAATATTAAGAGGTCAGCCATCATTTAGTGCTGATACATCTATACTAATAGAAGAATTAAAATTTAGAATAAACAAACAACTTCCATAAACTAACTATTTATAATTATGAAACTCGATCAATTAAGAAATATAATACGAGAAGAAGTCAGATCAGCTGTTAAGGAGGAGTTACAAGAAGTAATGAACGAAGCAGTAAAAGCAGCGAGTACACCATCAAACAGCGTCAGTACTCCAACTAAGACTATTCAAGTTGAAAAACAAGTACCTACATCAACCAATCCAATAATGGAGATGTTAGAACAAACCAAAGCAAGTATGACTCCTGAAGAGTACAAAAACGTATATACAGGAACATCAGATATGGTACAAAAACCTAATTTTGCAACATCAATGGCTAATCAGATGGGTATGACACGTCCTACCGGAAATACCCCAGGCTTAGACATTTCTCAATTTGATTTTGTTAAAAAAGCAGGATCAGTATATAATAAGTCAATAGAAAAAGATAAACAAAAACACGGAGTAGCATAAGTATGGCATTTAATAGCAGAAGAATAAATCCATTAGATTTACAGCCAAGGAAAGCGATCGGGGTATCATTACCTCTATCTGGAGCAGCTGTATTTAATTCTACGTATATGACTAAAGATGCTATTAGAACTAATATAATTAACTACTTTTTAACCGGGCAAGGAGAGAGGTATATGAATCCAAGCTTCGGCACTATTATTAGAAACCTAATGTTTGAAAATATAAACCAGAATATGGTGGATAGGGTAAAAAGTACAGTAAGAGCAGGATTATCAGAATATTTTCCCACTGTAGTACCTAGTGATTTTAAAGTTATTGGGACACCTGATTCAAATACAGTTACATTATCCCTAAAGTATTCTATCAAAAACACAAACATACAAGACGAGGTAGTAATAAATTTTGAACAATAATGGCAGAAATAAGAGATATAAAATACGTTTCAAGAGAATTTTCAGACTATAAACAAGAGTTAGTAGAGTTTGCAAAAAACTACTTCCCTGATTCTTACAACGACTTTTCTCCTACATCACCAGGAATGATGTTTATAGAGATGGCTGCTTACGTAGGAGATATTTTATCATTCTACCAAGACACTCAACTACAAGAGACTTTTCTACAATACGCTAAAGAACCAGGTAATTTATACTCCATGGCGTACATGATGGGGTACAGACCTAAAGTAACAAATGCTTCTGAAGTTGAACTAACAGTATCTCAAAACATAGGCGCTGATCCCACAACAAATGGACCTAACTGGAACCAAGCACTTGTAGTAAATGAAAATACTACTGTAACCTCTACATCGAAAGGTAGAGCAAACTTTTTTATTGAAAATAAAATAGATTTTAGTTACTCTAGTTCATATGATCCTACCGATATAGTAATCAGCCAATTAACAGAAGGGATACCATCAGAGTTTACTTTAAGTAAAAAAATAAAAGCCTTCTCCGGCACTGTAAAATCTATATCAGAAACATTTACTACTGCTAACAAATTTACAACTATCACAGTAGAGGATACTAATATAATTGGTATTCTAGAAATAGAAGATAACTCTAGCTCAGGTAATAATAAATGGTACGAAGTTCCCTTTCTTGGACAAGATACCGTTTTTGTAGACCAGGCAAATATAAGCTCAGATGTAGATAAAGTCCCAAATACCCTGTTATTACAGAAGGTTCCTAAAAGGTTTGTTACAAGGTTTAATTCTAAAGGTCAACTACTAGTCCAATTCGGAGCAGGTACAGTTGGAGCAAGTGATGAAACATTTACCCCAAATCCTACAAACGTAGGAATGGGAACACAGCAAGGTATTAGTAATTTAGATAAGGCATTTGACCCTTCTAATTTCCTATATACAGGTACTTATGGATTAGCTCCATCTAATACTACATTGACTATAAAGTACTTAGTTGGAGGCGGAATTGAAGCTAACGTTCCTGCAAACACGCTAACAGGGTACAGTGCAACTACCACTGCAGTAGACGACCAATACGCAGGAACATTGAGTTTTAATAATGAACAAGCAGCAACAGGAGGTAAAGATGGAGATTCTATAGAAGAAATAAGACAAAATACATTAAGAGCATTCTCAGAACAAAAAAGAACAGTTACTCTTCAAGATTACACAGTAAGAGCTCTTTCCTTAGACCCAAAATTTGGAACAATTGGAAAAGTATTCGTTACTCACGATGAGTTGAATAGTACAAGATCTACTACAGATTCTATAATAGATACTAATCCGCTAGCTCTATCTATGTACGTTTTAGCTTTTAATAATGATAAACACTTAATTACCGCTTCTAAAACCTTAAAGGATAATTTAAAGACATATATGGCGTATTATATGCCATTAACAGATGCACTTAATATAAAAGATGCGTTTGTAGTTAATATTGGAGTAAATTTTGATATTTTAGTAAGACCTAATTTTAATAGTAGAGACGTATTACTTAAATGCAATAATGCACTTCAAGATTTTTTCAAGATAACTAAGTGGAACATAAATCAACCGGTAAATATATCTACAATCTATAGTCTATTAGATAAAGTGACAGGAGTACAGACAGTAAGCAAAGTAGAGATAGTAAATAAACAAGGAGGTAACTACTCGGAATATGCATACGACATCAAAGGAGCTACTAGAAATAACGTAATTTACCCTTCTTACGATACAATGATATTTGAATTAAAGTTTCCTAATCAAGATATAAAAGGAAGAACAACAGTACTATAATATGGCAATTTACAGAATATTTCCAGAGAAAGACACATTCATATATACAGAGCAACTAACTAGTAATGCCGGTAAAGATGAGATTATAGAGATAGCAGGGTACCCTGGCACTTTAGACGGTACAGGGCAAACTAACCGTATATTAACTAAGTTTTCTGATGAAGAGATACAAGATGTGATACTAAACAAAGTAACTCCATCCGCACTTAACTCGATGAGTTCAAGTATAAAAATGTATCTTGCAAGTGCAACTGAACTACCAACAGAATATACACTATACGCTTACCCTATACATACCAACGGCTCTTCTAATTGGGACAACGGTATAGGTAAGTTTGGAGATATCCCGATAAATACATCAGGAACAAGTTGGACATATAGAGAATCAAATCTACAGTCAAGTTGGAACTTATCTAATTTTACTCAATATACTACTGCTTCTTTTATAGATGGTAAACAAGGAGGAGGAAACTGGTATACTGCATCAAACGCCGAGTCAATGGAATTTATACAGACTCATAACATGTCATCAACTCATGATATGGATATAAATGTAACTCCTGCTATAAAACAGATGTACGGAGGTACATTAAGTAATAAGGGGTTTATAATAAAATTGCATAAAGACTTAGAACACAACACTACATCAACAATTAAATTAAAATACTTCGGTAAAGATACAAACACAATATATCCACCAGTCTTAGAATTCGGTTGGGATGATAGGGTATATGATCAAGGGACTTTATCTGTACTTGATACGGATATGTCTGTAATAGATATTAAAAATAATAAAGGTGAATACGCAGATGAAGGTAAGCAGAGATTTAGAATTACAGCAAAACCTCAATACCCTACAAGACGATTTACAACATCATCAGTATACTTAGACAACTACGTACTACCATCTGCATCCTATTGGGGATTGAGAGATGAAAATACAGAAGAAATGGTAGTTGACTTTAGTACAGACTTCACCAAAATTAGTTGTGATCCAGAAGGTTCATTCTTTGATATTTACATGGATGGGTTGCAACCTGAAAGATTTTATCGTATATTGGTAAAAACAGAAGTAGGAGGAAGTAACGTTGTAAGCGATAATCGTAATATATTTAAAATTGTTCGTAATGGCTAAAGAAAGAGTAAGGATAGAGAGACAGTCATATAAAAGAGCACAGATTCGTACATCTTTAGATGTAGAATTTAATACGTTCAAAGAAGAGGAGGAAGACCTAGAATTAGATACAGTAGAAGAACTATTCAGATTATACGATAAGTTATTTTATTCCATACCTATAGAAGGCGTTGATAAATCTCATAGTTATATATTGGAAAAAAGCTCTGAGATTGCAGATTTTGATAAAAATACAGATGACATACAACCTCTATTGGATGAGATTACTCAACTTAGGGAACAACTTTTAAATGCTAATGAACAAATTTTCGATCTACAAAATCAACTATAACTTATGGTAGAAATAAAGTATGACATATTTGAAATAGACCCAGACACTCTATTAGAATTAGATGTCATTTCAGATGAAAATTTAAAAAACTACTTAGAAGAAGTAACAATCCCAAGTACTTTTATTCCTAATGAGGATTTTATTGAATTATCCTATTATACGTTAGATAATACAAAACTACTTTCCCTCAGTAACTATACAAACTATTCTGTATTATCTGGAGATTCAAAAACATCAGTCAAAGGTAACTCAGAAATATCAATAGATCCACTAGAAGATTATAAAGCATATTATAATGATAGTTCAGAAGTAAAAGCTCTATACCACTTCTTAAGGAATCCCTTTAAAATACAGGGTACTAATTCAACTTTTTCATTAGAGAGTATATCTCCTGATAGGAGAGAATTGAGATTAATCCCCGTTAGTCTAGGAGCGATAGATGTAGGTGTACTAGCTAATCGATTAGAAAACAGATTAGAAAACTCTACCTATAACCTAGATATACATTTATACAGTAGTGTTAATGAATTTTACCCTATAGTCAATATAGGAACTAGGGAATTTAGAGGTACAACTGCATTAGTAGTCAAGTTAGCAGAACCTCTACAATCTTCTACTAAAGTGTATAGCACGTTCTCAGTAGTAGAGAAGATATCTAATTCTTTAGCATATGAAATAAATACTTCTGTAATAGAAGAAGAACCTCCTATACCAACTTTAAGAGGAGCAAATTTCAACATAGGAGTAGAAGAACAGACAGCTGAGCCATCAGAATACTTTAACTATAACGAATTATTCAGTTTTCCTAACGGAAATAGTAATAGAGAATTAAATTCACTATTCAACGAAAAAGGAGCAGAACTTGGAATAGATTACTCAGAGTTTAGTAACTTTATTAACTTTTCCTCAATAGAAGAGAGGTTACGTAATTTTAAATATAAAGTAGATTTATTAGAATCTTATCAGTCAAATTTAGATATAATAAATAACACAGGAGCAACATATAACTCTTCGGGTGTATCAGGTAGTAGGGATTATTACGAGAATTTGCTAAACGGAGTAGTAAATAACTTTGACCACTATGAAAGGAGTCTATACTATGAAAGTGGATCTAATTCATGGCCTAAGTCAAATGATGAAAAACCGTATATAAATCAAACATCTGACTCCACAGAAGCAACATTATGGTATACAACTAAGTTACAAGACGCAGTATTATATGATGCTCAAAATGCTAATATACTTACTAACACTATTCCTTCGTACCTTAAAGAGGATGAAAGTAACGACCCGTATAACTTATTCATCAGTATGATAGGTCAACATTTTGATAATTTATGGACATATACGGATGCTGTATCAAAAAAGTATGATGCAGATAACAGAATAAACAGAGGAGTCTCCAAAGACTTAGTAGAAGAATTACTTAAAAACTTTGGCTTAAAGTTATACACCAGTAATAAATCAGCAGAAGACTTATTTAAATACTTTATCGCGAATTCTTACGACGTCACGGACGAAGTTTTAACATCCGGAATAACTACCTCCGGTGAACAAGCCTTATCACAGAACGACTACCAAAAAGAAATATATAAAAGAATCTACCACAACTTACCGATACTGTTAAAAAGTAAAGGTACAGAAAGAGGATTAAGAGCGTTGATAAACTGCTTTGGAATCCCTTCTGATATTCTTAAAATAAAAATATACGGAGGACAGTCGGTAGAAGAGCTACCGTATTTTGCAGGAGAACAGGCTTGGACAGGTTCTATAGATAAGGTAAGATTAGATAATACCGGCAGCATAGTAGAAGGTAGTACATTATCATACTATACTGAAATTGCCAGAGGAGATAACAAATACACACAGGATTTACATAGAATAGAAGTAGGATTTTCCCCTTCAGATAATATGAACTCCTACTTAGTTTCTCAATCAGCAGTTCTTTTCCCTAACGATACATTTAATATAGACGATTACATAGGAGATCCAAGAGGATACAAAAGCAACATATACCCAGATCTATATAAGTATTCTAAGATCATATTTGAAAACGTTGATGCATATAACTTAAAGGATTTTGTTCGTTTAATAAAATTCTTTGACAATGTAGTTTTTAGAATGGTTAAAGACTTTGTCCCTGCTAGAACAGTAACAGATTCCGGTATAATAATAAAACCACATTTATTAGAACGTTACCATACTAAATCTCCAGTAATGACCTGGACCATGCCAGAATACAGCGGTTCTATAGATACAGCATTTATATCAGGCTCTAATACCGGAACATATGCAAACATAGGAGCTAACTCCATACCAGGCCAATCAGGAAAAGAATCCTCTACTAGTTCCCTACTATTTCATCGATCCATACAAACACCTCAAGGGAAAAAATTTAAGAACGTTAACCAACAACAGGAACCAAAATTCAATGGAGAATTATACAACTCTAAAATTAAAGTAACTGATGGAGAGTTAAATCGAGATAATCCATTTAAAAACTTAAAGTACGATAAAATAGAATACAATGTTATACTATTTAGAGACCCACCTCCTAACGTTTGTGCACTACCGGATGAGAATTTAGGGGTTTTTATACTAGATCCACAAGATCCAAACCTTCAGTCTTATAACTTAAGTCTACTATTTGGTGTACCTAATCTGAACTTTACAGTGGAGCAAGACGGAGTAACAACAACTGTTGATCATCCCGAATTTTTATTCGATTTTTCTAGTAACGGAACTAACCAACAGTATGATGAATTCACAGTTACTGCTAATCACTTAACACTCCCCGACTGTACAAGTGTTAGAGTAGTTAAGCTGGTAGGGTGTGATTTAGAACTTAATTCAAACGCACCTTCAGTACTATCGGTCGGTACTCACGACCTAACCGACTTCATATCACAAGGATCAAATACGGATTTAATATATACTATAGAAACTTCACAAGGAATAGTAACGGTAGATAATCCTACACAGTATACTATTCAAGAAAATGACTTTGAAAATGGAGATACTCTTGTTCTAAAAGTTCAAGATGAGAATAACCCGGAATGCTTTAGAACGAAAAACATAGAATTCAATAACTGTACTCTACAGCAACAAGGAAATTCCTACCCTATAGTAGGACAAGGAGAAAGTAGCTACTATCAATCACCGTATTCTTTTACAAATGAGACAGATAGTACACAGTATTACTTTCAACTTCAGTGGGATAGTGCAGGCTGGCCTTATAATGAACCACGACCTACTTTTGAAGCTGATAGGTTTAGCATTTGGCAACCAATAGGACCCAATTCAGTAAGTGCACACTCTGTTGCAATCTTAACTACTGTATTCCCAACAGCTAATGCTGTAGACACCCATACTGGAACACCTCCTAGTAATGATCTTAATGAATTTACTGAAATAGAATACCTTGTAGCAAATCCTCCTCCTCTTACAGAACACCATAAGGTTAGAATCAAATTTAAAGCAGAAAATTCTTTTTCATGTATAGAAGTAGGAAACAAATACGGTTTTTTTGAAGGAGCAGAAACAGAAGATATTTATTCTGGTCCTGTAAATGTACTATATAGTTTTAATGAGTGGATGAGTTGTTGTCAAAGCCCTAGTACTTCACCAAGGACTGTTATTATTCCTAATTACACTAGCTTAACACATTTATACGAAAACGGCAACGGTAGTATACCTTTTGAACCTCTATACAAAGTAGCATACGACCAAAATGGAAATGAGATTCCCGGTAGCCTTGCAGATACAGGATACTACTCAGACGGGATGTCTATAGCATACTTTCAAAATTCTGGCGGCGGACAACATTTCTGGGGACCAATATATATGTGTGGTAATATGCCTGGTCCACAACAAGATCAATGTTTTTAACATAAAATACTGATAAATAAAATTATGACAGAAGCAGCATTCATACAAATACACACTACTACTAACGGTACAAATATAAACAGGCGAGGACATATGCACCTGAATGTAAATCAAGACGTAGATGGTAACGCAGTAGTAAGTGGTGTTATCTTACACGTTGATGCATATAAAAACCGCGATGAAGGAAGCACAGATG